TTGAACTGAATTAATTGGTTTCTGATACTTCATGGTTATAGAAAGAGATTCTCCTTTGGTTATTTATAGATCTTATATTCTTGATCCAATCTCTAAACATATTTCCATCCTCGGTAATAATGATTGCGTAGTTACCACCCACACGATGAATGGTTCCCTTCTCACCATTACGTGACGACATAACAAAGTCACCCTCCTTGAACACCTCTTGTTGGCGTTGCTGTTGGCGTAGTGCTTCTTCTCTGAGTTTTTTAAAATCTTTCATTTCAATCCCATACCATTTCTAACTTCTTGCATCAATTGTAATTTTTGGGTATCTGTAAGTGTATCTGGTATTCCTTTTTTAAAGTCAGTTGTTTTGATATTCTTAGCAGCCTCTCTCATTTTACTGGCAGACATTCCCGAAGCACCCTCTGCATCTGGGTCACGTTCACCAGCAGATACTACTTCTAAATTTCTGTAAGTATACTCTACACCATTATATCTACTTATTAAAGTTTGATAATCTGGCACTCTATCCGATCCAGCAACTAATGTCAAGTCATCATATTCTGCTTGATACTTCTGAAGCAACTTTATAATCGTATTTACATCCTTATCATAGATGATGTGACTACTATGAGATGGAAACATCATTTTCATGTATTCAACTTTGCGATCCGATGGCAGCGGATCTTTTGGCTTTTTTTGAGTATGAGTTGGGTAGATAAAGTAGTCATCCTTTCCAGCAATTCTAGCAACTGCTGCTATAAGTTTTTCGTGACCGATTGTTGGAGGATTAAATCTACCCCATGCTACCACTACTCTTCTCATTTTTTAGCCCAAGCCTTCATCTCATTAAAGTTTCTTTCACTAAATCCACCAAGACGCTGAACTAATTTTACAGCTGTGGTTGACTCACGAACTATAACGTAACCCTCTTGATTTCCAACTTCATATGTTCCAGTCTTTTCATCGTAATAATAAGTTCTGAATCTTTCGCCACTTTCAAGTTTAGGAACAAAAATATTTTTAATATTTTGTATTGTATTATATAGTGCTACCATTGAAATGAAAGCAGATTTATTATCATGAAGGACTTGGTATCCTTCGTAAAACTTTTTCTTCCACTCTGCTATTTTTGGTGGTTGTTTTAATGAAGACCACTTTGCTCTAAATTTTGATTCATAATAATTACAGAAGTCCTGATAAAATTTGGATGCGCTAGTTACTTTTTGTCCTTCCCTAACTCTAGCATTAAAGTATTGCTTGATAAAATATGCAACTCCAAATGGATCATCGTGACTCTCTGCAATTTCATCAAGAAACTTAGAGCACCTAGGAAGAAGTCTCGTTGATGCTCTTTTCCAATTAACAAGTTTATTCTTCTCACTTCTTGTTATCATCATTTGAGATCCCAACTCGGAAGTAAATGGACTCAAAATCAAACAGTCTTTTGTTGAATGTTGTGACGCATCAAATCCAAAGTTTACTGATAAATCAGCTACTGATGCTACACCAGCAACGGGATACTTAGCATGAATAACCACACACAACTTACATGCTTTAGCAGCATCATATAGATCATCATGATCTGGAATACAATAGCTGATTAACTGTGGTTTGAATATAATACAGTTTTCATTATGCACATCATTCACAATTTTCCTAGTTCCAGAGTGGAAAAGAAAATCTCCCTGCACTACATCTTTCAATTTACCAGCATCAAATATAGGTTTCATATATGTGAAGACTGCAGTAAATACTTTCTTTAGTTCTTGAACAATAGTATCAGATTTAATTTCTTCCAGAGATTTGTATAACTTAGGATTCTTATTAAACAATCCTTTTTTCGCAACAAAGAATTGTCCGTCTGCTGGATCTGGTCCACAGAAGATGGCAGGTGCTCCATCCCATTTTGTGGAATACTTCCTACTATTTTTTGGATCACCAGAAAATGTTTTTATTAAATCATCGATATACTTAAATGATTCTTTGACACCATCAGATCCCATCATCAACATGAGATCTTCAATATGTTCTAGGTGGAGATTCTTTGCCATCAGTATATCTTTCCGAAAGGTCCGTATCCTTTACCTTCTTTCTTGGAAAGGAATACCATGTCTGCCAAGAAGTTATTTAAATCATCTCCAGTAAGATGAAGCACTTTATCCAACCATGTAATTTGCTGACATTTTGAATTTGCTACCCATGGTTGTACTTGAAATGTATACTCCAATCTATCAGCCGCCTGCTCTGGCGTCAAGCGAGTCACTTTGTAAAGTGCCACACCCTTACTATCAAGGAATTTAAGTTTCTTCACATAGTCTTGTTTCTTCGAAACAAATTCATCTGGGGAAAAGGGATATGAATTTTTATTTGTATCAAAATCTAAGTTATAAGTATCCATCAAATCAACGACTAAACCAACTGTTGCTTTTCCAAGTCTCGCACCAATACGTGGTCTTTCGGTTCCTTCATATTTAAGTCCAGACCCACTTTTATCCGAGCTGCTATTTGCTTTTATCTGAAAACTTATTTTATTATCCGCACACCAGATAAATGTATCTTGTGTAATCGGACCTTCTTTTGCTTCATCGAAATAAGAATGCGCCCCAGAGTATGCAAATTGTTTTTTAAAATCCGCATCACTTCTGTCAGCAATAAATTTTTCGGTTGTATTTACTGCCACATAAATCATATCATATCCTCTAGTAATCTTCTTCAAGGATATTCCTATAATTTCATGACTATTATATGCGCTTCTTAAAATACTATTCAATTGCTCAAGATTTACCATAGCACTTGGACTACTTTTTGGTCCATCATATGCACAAGAAGATTCGATTAATTTTTTCCATTTATCTTGATTTTTAATCAACCATATATCAGCGGGATTCCAATTATCTTTTTTAGATATACCATAGTTATCTTTAACCCAATCACTAATCCACTCCATGAAAGAATCGTTAGTATTTGATCCTGGTATAGTATAAGTTGTACTATTAGCGTGAAACTTTCCTCTATTAAATTCAGTGAAGGATGGACTAGAAATCACACGCAAAAATGCTCTATTAGATTGATAGAAAGTATCCAGCCATTCCTCTTCAGGACCATCTGGCATTTTTCCAATCAATGTCCAGATTTTTACCAACTCATCCCAAGTCTCTTTATCTTTTTTTATATCATCAGTACTGTTAAAATTTTTATTTTTTTGTATTGCTTGACGCATTACCCAAAGAACTCCCAACTCCGCCATAGCGGTTCTAGCAGCTGCACTCGGTTGTTGTCCAGCGGAGTTTACATTGAGTTGTGATGTCTGCACAAATTTAATTACTTGTGGAAGTTTCTTACCATTAAAGTTATAATTTTGTGCAAACTCTATTTCTACTTCCTGTCCATTTTTATAATTGCCAATATTAGGTTTATTTCTATATGCAGTAATAATTTTATTTACTGTGGCAGATGAAGTTTTAATAGTTATCTTACTCAACCCAGTTCGTCTAGAATTAAAATTTGGCATGATAATGAATTCACCATTCATATAACTATCATCTATTTTAAATTTAGTATCATCGGTTTCTTCTACACCAGCGGCTTTCATTACAGCAGATGCAGTTTCCTTATTCTTTTTTGTTTTAAAAGATTGTACAAATCTTAATGGTGATAATTTTGCCCACGCCATATGAAAAATCCCCCTCCTAGTATTTAGAAGGGGGATAATATCAAAGGTCGTCGTCTGCTCGGTTCTCACTATAGTAGATATCAAACTGACCACCAGGATATCTCTTCTCAAGTTTCTTTACATTGCGATCAATCACTTCATCAAAAGAAACTTCAAGTGCCATACAAGCTTGGGCGACATACCACATCAGATCACCAAGTTCAATAATCATATGCTCTCTGTTATCTTCGTTGAAGGGTTTGCCTTGGAAAATCATTTTCTTGACGATCTCAAGAAACTCACCACCCTCAGCATTAATACCGACACCAGCAGTAAGCAGTCGTTCAATATTGGCACCCTTACGATCCAACTCAACAAGCCGATCAGACAGGGCAACAAAGTCTGTAGAAGCGTCTGAAGTAACAGCGTCCA